TCTGTCGTCGTTTTATGGGCTCGCAACATTATAATATTCTTCTTTTCTTTTTCCTGAATATACGTTATGACACTTGTAATACTTAATGGGTCATAAAAGTCGTGTATTTTCATAGGGGTGCGTGAATGTTGTGCCATTTGTTTATTATACACTTGGAGCCCGATTTCAAATGGCAGTGATGTATTAACTTGTAAATCAAACTCTTTTTTTATCATTGCTTGGCTATTTTTATATAATATATCTAATTGACTTGCTAAAATGGACAAGACTTTTCCATCATAATATTTATGATTGACATACATATGTAATGTGTTATTGTGTATATGATAACATATTTCCGTTGCAAAAGGAGTTGTCCGTTTAGTATAATGCATTTGGGTATTATACAATTTGCTCAGTTGTTTTGTTGCTTGATTTAATTTTTGTAAATCAAAGTCTGCTTCTAACAAAAATTTAACATGGACTATATTTACACTGTTAATAAATTTTGCAAATCGCATTTTCTGTATATATATTCTTGTATATTTTTAAATTTATTTTTTATGGTTTCTTTTTTTTTATTCATTTTTTGCAACTTTTCTTCCAACAGGGTTATTTTTTTGTAATGTTCCTTGGACGTATAATATAAAAGAGGATAACCATACATGGGTGTCTTATCTAAATGAACTTGCTTCAAAAATTTGATTTGACTTTTGATAAAATACTCCACTAATTGTTTAATATGTTTGTTTTCAGCCAAATCTTTACCCCATTGTTGTTGCATAGGAGTTTCAGGAAATAACTGATAACAAAGAGGAATATTAGACATATATGTTTTAAATGGACACGTATAAGTATCCCAATCATTAATTGTATATAATAATTTATATAACACGTTATTATCCAGAGTTGATGTCATAAAATCATATGAATAAATAACTGCATGCATACCAGTACTTGCAAAAAGTCTACTCGAATATTGATCTATTTCTTTTCGCAAATATGGCAAACACCCCAAATAATATAAATCATACGTATTCTCATGAATAAAACGCTTTATAGCACGTTGTATATGACTATGTAATATGCTATTGTCAAAAAAGAAATCGTCTTCTAAGATCAAAATATGTTTATAGTTGCAATCTGATGCATGTTGAAAAATATATAAATAAGCATGAATTAAATCCATAGGTGCACTCTTTATAAAATTCTCTTTTTTACCACTCTTATACCCTTGATTATATAATATATAGTTATGACCACGCATTTTATAATGTGTCATTTGATGTATAACCGAGTCAAGTCGACCGTTATGCATTAAATGAATAATATATGTTGCATCAACGCCTAAATCAATATTAGGCTTCTTTTGCTTTATTTTTTCTATATAATATCCGTTTTCACTTTGTTCATATTTGGTAGTATAAGCAATATTATGAGCCATATATATAGTTTCATAATATTTCATTATGTTTTTTTCGGATTTTCTTCCAAACATGCAATATATTTATTCAATAATTCATTGCATACAAATTGCTGCTCCACATTATTTGCCGGGTTGATAATACATTTTGTCCAGGTTTCAAATGGCTTTCTACATTTATGTTTCTTTTCCACATCTTCCAAATAATTCAATACCACTTCTAAGCTATCCATAATACTTATTCAACTATTGAACGTTTTATATTATTTTCCATAACAAAATGATAATATTTCTTTTTCTATTTCGGGTAAAAAAATGATGGAATTGTATTTTAACATATTCAGTGCATATATTGCTTGGATCAACCTTTGATTATGGAATAGCTCATCCACAAGTGAAACAAGTGAACATATTGGAGACCAATTGTTATCACATAGACGCGAATGACAGTAAAAACAACGTATTTTATAGTGATACATCAGCATTTCATAGGTATCTTTTGAGATTGCCCATAAATGATGGTCATAGATGCGATTATTAATGGATATTTCTAATGGAGGTTTAAATGGATAATATTTGTTTAGTTCAAAACGAATGATATGCTTATTTTTGTATACACATTTAATGTGTATTGCACCACATACTAAGTCATAGTTGATACATGTGGCAGAAAAATCGTCGCAATCATATACCTCTTTATGTATCCGATTCATATATTTTGGAACAGTCCCCACAGACATTTTTATATGTATATAAAAATATATCTTTGGGGTGTTTTTTCTTTATATTTTAAGCCCTATGCTTGGTATACCTCAATCACTCCGTCGCTCCTGCGTGGATATGCAACGAGTGTTAATAATCGATTACCTGATGATTTTTCCTTTTCTTCAAAACATACTAACCGGTCAATAAACGATGGAAGTTGCATATTAGAGAGATTATTGAAAAATAAAACCTTATTTTTTTTTGCCAGCCATGTGGCAAACCGCAATGATTGTTCTATGGGACCACTGTTTTTTAATACGCTTTTAAAATTTTCTCCTTTTTTCACATAGCGAAACGTTAGATTATTTTTCATTTCTCCCTGATTTTCTTCACTATTCATTTTAGATTTGCTAATTAACATAATCATATCTAAGTCAGTTTGTTTTTGTACTTGTCGAATTAAGTCTCCAGAGGTTATATTTTCATATACGGCATATGGCTTACATTCTTTATTATCCTCATATTGAGACTCAATTTTATTCATGATTACATTGGCTCCGAGCTCAATAATCTTATTTCCATAATAATTTTTTATCGGGGTCTTAAAATGAAATGGTTTACATGGAGTGTTGCCTTGATATATATTGTCTATTTCCATAAAAAAACGGGCTATGGAAACACCATCGTAATAGCAATGCAATGCTTTTAATGATACACAATGATTTTTAGCATGGTATTGAATGTAAATGTCTTTACCTATAACCATTTTGGGCATTTTTTTTACAATAAAAATATGAATATTGTTGTACGTAGCAAAATTTTTTAAAGACGACTCCAAGCTTTCTAATTTGAAACCCTCTTTTAATTGCGCGCTAATTTCCAAAAATTCTAACCCACCGGTGATTATATGAAATAATGTATCAAAGTATTTCATTTATCTTGAGCAAGATATTTTTCTGTCATATTTTCAGTAATTATTTTCAAAAGCATGAAGTATAATATTACAATAAATACTCATTGAAGTGTTAATCATTAAAAAAAACATGTAAAATAAGAACATATATAACGCTGGTGTTCGAAACATGCCACGTAAATAACGTTTACATGATACACCTGTTATGTAAAATGATACACATGTCTTCAAAATATTATTAATTACTGTTTCATTCATCCCCGTTCCAATTGTATGTCCTAAAGTAGTTACAAATAAAATGATTTCCAAGTTCAAGTAATAGGCATCTAAACGCTGATCCATAACTGGTTGCTGTTGAATCGGACGTATAATAAAGCGATGGTACATATTGTTGTCTGGTTCAATTTCCACAGGAAGAGGAATGCGTATAACCATACGACAAAGTGGGCAATTATCAAATTTATTAATATATTCATCCCAACATGCGCGATGATAACCTTGAGTATGACGAATATTTCCATGACTGGAGGGAATAAAATCGTCGTGGTCTATGGGATCAAAGCATAATATACAAACCTCTTTTTCTCTCAATAAATCCTCAATGCTGCCAACACTTACATCATCATCCGTTATTTCTATATTGTCCAATAACTTTATCATCATAATTATACTTAGTTTTTATTTTTTTCTGCGTGTGGTGCGTTTTTTTTGGTTCCTTTTTTTTAGCTTCTTAGAACCCCGTTTTTTATTGTGTTTTTTGCGCTTGGTGTGTGTAGGACGTTTTTTGGGCTTGCGAATGCGACGGGTTCTTTTTCCTCCACTGGGGGGTTTACGTTTCCTTGGATTGGGTGGAGGCTGATAATTGGGTGGCGGACGAGGAATGGGTGGAGATTGAACGTTTGGGGCCCTATTATATTGTAATGAATTTAAAGGTGCAACTAAGAAATTTCCTATTAAAAAATCTAATCGTGCAAGTTCTTGATTTTGATACGTATTCATTATACTATTTATTAAACTATCAGACTCTTTTGATACCTTCACATAATCAGTAATAAGAACTTCTTCATTATTATTATTCCTATTAATATAGTATTTTTTGATTATACCAAAAAATTGAATAACAGCGCAATAAACATTATGAAAATTATTGATTTCATAAATATAAAATATAGTATTTGCTATGTTTGATAATGTTCCTGATGAAGTGACGTCCTCAGCAAGGTGCATGAGATTATTAAAAACATCTTTATCATTTCCATATATACCTCCGTAGAAATATATACTCTTATCTAATGGATCATCTTCATTTTGATCGTGTAATAAATTTGTTATAAAAATAAGGAGTTTCACTTCTTTGGGTAATTGTTGAAATGCATCCATAATCGTGTTGCAAGGATTATTAATATCATCTGTTAATGATTCCAAGTATTCATATACATAATTATTAAATGAACTACTCAAAAGAGCATATGCATTTTCTATGGCTTCCTTCTCACGTACGTTAAAGTTATGTGTTAATGTCTTTAAAAAATCAAAATAATCAATTGACTGCGTTTGTGTAGACTGGGCTGGCGTATACTCCGGTGGAAAAGCACTTATTGAGTGTTGTACAATATTTGCTGCGTATGATTGTGATAGTAAACTCGATAGTTGAAGTTGATCTTCTAAAAACTGTAAATAATAGTTCGGATATTTTTGAGAAATAAAAGATGTAATAAAAGGCATAATAGCATCGCTACCAGCGAAAATGATACTTTGGATGGGTAGAAATGTTATACAATTTACTCCACCACTCTGTTTTTGTTTTTTGTTTGAATTGTCATTATTTTCTTGTAGAGCTATTCTTGGCGAACGTCTTAATTTGACAGTGTCTTTTTGTGTCTCAGATATATCTTCATCTTCATCTGAATCAGTGTCAGAATCTAAATTTATACCTATGCTACTATCATCATTACTATCAATATCTAATAATGCCATGATATCCTCAAACGCCGACATGGTGAATTCTTCTTTGCTGTTTTTAATGGGAGCATCTTCATCATCACTCTCCATT